ATAAACATGAACTACACAGAAGACGAATACGGTTTCCATTGTGGGAACCCTGTATGTAATAGAAGAAGATGTTTTGCTTGTCAAAACCGACTGACCGTCATATATGGCGAATGGGTTGAAGTACCGGAGAGGATAGAATGAGCGAACAACACGACGCACACGTAAGAGTATGGAAAGAAATGCAAGCAGACCGAGCATTAGACCGCCACCTACAAAGAATAGAAGATGCTTACTTTGACCAGCAAATGTATTCAAATAGATTTTACGATTATGGTGCGGGGTATTGATATGAGCAAACCATTATTTTTTGTAACCCCGAACACACCAATAGGTAGGGCGTGTATTTGGACAGACAAAGCGGACAGGATTAGAAAAGCACAAATCAAAGCACTAACACCACTTGCAGAAAAAGGGAATATCATGGCTCAACAAGCATTAGTTTTTGTAACCATGACTGACATAGTAGCAGCAGCAGTTTAAGTTTTTGTAACCGGCGTCCCCCTGTCTGTACCCCTCTCTCTTAGTCTCTCTCTCTCTTAATGTGTATATGTTTTTGTAACCGTTTTTGTAACCCATTTGTTTTTGTAACCTGTCCGCTACATTTGCCGGTATCAGATGAGATGCGGGTTTATAGTCTTTTTTATTTGGTTGTTTTTGTAACCAAAAATCAATAGACTCGCGTACTAACTAAAGCGGAGAAAAATCAAGGGTTGAATTATTGACTCCGGTGGGTCCGATAAATCACCCCGGAACTGAAAAAAAAGGTCGTTTTTGTAACCATGTTTATATCTCGGAAGCCTCCGGATAAGGGGCATGGCTACGCCATTGAACACAAACAAGAACGGGGAACAGGGGACCAGTGTATTGATTACGCTGCTCGCTTGGTTTATCCAAACGCTACCAAAACCCTTTGCGGTTGGATTATTGAACGTGCTAAACATCAACCACGATAAGCGGACCGATGTTTATGAAGAATTGACAAAGGTTCTATATTTGGAATTCATGACCAAAGGAGACAACCCAAAACCTAACGGGTTCAAAGGTATCATGAAGGGTACTCGTAGATTCAGAATCACAGACATTGATTTTGATGTGACCCATGCCTTGAACCTGTTACCTTTCGTTGAGGTAACTCGTCGTCCTATGGTTAGGGAGTCCGGTTATATCAGCGGACGTTCAAAACAAAAGGATGCAGAGACACGTAGAGAGAAAAACGGGGCAGGACTTCAAGACGGTTTGCGCCACTTTTGCGCCAACTGTGGTTGGCTTCCTCATTTGGGATTCAATGCCGAGGGTGTCCGTATTTGTTGCGGTTCCGCTGCTCAATTGTTGACCCGTGAGGTAGCCGTTACAGATAGATTTGAACCTTCAATCCGCATTCCTTGGATTATCGAAGGTTCATTCATTGATTGGTTGGCTAACACCAAAACGCTAGGCGGTGACCCTGTGAGTGTAGTAAGTCGAATTGTCAATAATGCACTAGCATGGAATCATGATGATTTGATGCTATCAACAAACCGAAGACATCACAGTCATGGATTTGACAAGTCCGGAAGATTTGCCCAGAAGCGTATCAAGACCCTTCTATGTCGCATTCCAATCATGAACGATTTCGGTCAATTGGTTCCCATGTGGGTCAATCTACCGGCTATCAAGGGCGACATATACCACCCAACCGCTAGGGTATATCATGGCCTCAGTACAGCAGAATTAAACAGAATCCGAGACTATAACATCCTGTTAAGAAATCATCAACACTTGATGATGTCATTGACTGACAAGACCAAGAGCATCAAGGTTTCACAATTGATTGACGCCCCGGAAGCAGTTCAAAACCACTTGAAACGCTACCCTCAAGCCAAGAACATAAACCTCAATTCAGTGGCTAGAGTAGAAGAAAGGAGAAGGAGCAAGGCGATTGACGCCATATCTTGAGGGCTTCGGCCCTCCCCTTCCGGGGGTCAGTCTAGCGTTTCGACGTTAGATTGGCCCCCACTTTTTTTATTTTGAATTACATCAACCAAAATGTACACCATGACAAACAATCGAAACACCCCTAAAATTAGCCTATATATTCACGTATAGGGCCAATATATACCAAAGAGACCCCAACCTACTACCCCCCTCTCTAAATCGCGAATACGGGCCTTATTTTACAATGTTAAGTATTGACTGCCAAAAATTAACATTTATACTCGGCGGCGTATTGCCTAGCACCTCTCAAAATTTTTTACAAAATTTTTGAAAAGCAACTATCTATACCTGCGTCTTATCACTCCGCCGATACCTAGTTGACCCTTACGAGCAATACCTTTACTCTTACTTCCGCCAATCCATTCGCCGCCCGACAGACTGCCCATCGCGACCGCCACATCTCCGCGAGGAATCTGTAACTGGTCTACCGCGTGTGCAAACGCCATCGCCGCGTCATTGTGCTTACCCAAGTCTACTATGTTGCCCTCACGCCACGCATGAGTCTCTAACTCTTGGAACAAAATATTTACTGTGCGTCTTGTCTCGTCGTTGCCGTATGGGAACACAATCTTTTCGCGCTCAAACCAAACCCGCAGCCTATTCATCAAGCCTTGCTTCAACACGCGATTACTGACGCGACTTTTGCGATAATCTATCGTAGCACCCTTTTGTGCCAGCAGACTTTCATACAACTGCTGAAAACCTACATCTTCTGCCGCTAACGGTGCGTTGCCATATCTTTTTACCATGTCAATTAAAATGTCAGCCTGTCTATCCGGCGGAAAGTCGTTACGTCGCCACATATTTACAAAGTGTACAAAGCCATCAGAATCTTGACGCACGACTACAATCACTGAATAGTCTTTACCCAAACCGTGTGCAGGGTCAAAACCTATAACATAACGAGAGTCATGTATCTTTTCGACCTCAAGCAGACCTTCCATGTTCAAGTTCTTGCGTATGAGCATACGTGGGTACACGGCTGCCTCATCATCAACAACACGACATAGATACTCCTGTACAAAAGACAACTCGCCCATAGCCTGTTTCTGCTCTAACAAAAACTCAATAGGTCGGTACTCAGGCCATAACTCTTGTGCTGGATTACTCTCCGGGTCTTCTTTCCACTCATCCCAATTTTTGATAGCAGACCATGTACCGGATTTCCATGCGTCATTCTCCAACATCTCCGTATGGTACAAATCATTCATGCTCATAGGAGTACCTACCACATAAATGCTAGTACCCGGACTCAACATCGGCGTGATTTTCTTACGAAACCAATCACGGGTAACACCGGGGTTCAAATCACCCATGTCATCTAGCACGTCATCAAATGCAACTGCGGCAGGGTGTTCACCACGAATAGCAGACCCTACGCTGGTAGCACGAATCCATGCGCCGTTAGTAAACCGTAATTCTAACTTGTTACCTCTACGTGGGTCAAGATACCTACTAAGTTCGGGGTGTCGTTTCATATCCTCTCGTATTTCTTCAAGACGACGTATAGCCAAGTCCTTACTAGCAGAAAACAACCAGATTGTAAACGGTTTGTTTCGCCACTTTTCAAAAAGACATTGATGTAGTAACTTTACACGGAGAGTAGTAGATTTACTATGGTCTCTTGGTGCGATGACACAAACCCGGTGAACTTGCGCTCCTCCTCTTTCGCTGTACATATCCATCCATTCGCCGATGTGGTCTCCCCATGTGTAGCCCAACCACTTATAGAAATATTCAATATCGCCCTTACTACGAGCCATAGCAAAAGCAGAATTGCGAGCCACACCGAATCACCTATCTAGGCCCAAGAGCCTTTTCTCCACAGTAAGGACATATACGTTTTAGTGCCTTGGCACGTATCATTCTATCTGCCGCCCAACCACAGGAACGACATACAACTGCTTCCCATTCCATTAGTATCTACCTCCTAACTGAAATCTAACACAATCTTTGACACATTCAAAGCAAACGACCTTTCCATCAAGCCACATTACTTCACGAAAGTAAATACTACACAAAGAACATTGGAATTGTTGAAATTCATCCATTTCGTACCACCCTCATATATCCACAGTATATTCTTTTACCTTCTTTGTAAACCATACATTTAGTATCGCAAAGCACTTTCTCTCTGCCACAATTATTACAGCGGCGTAATTTAGGTGTTTTACTCTTCATGTTCCATCACCGGAGCATACAAACTCCCAACTAACCCTTGTTCGCAATCGATAATGTGAGCGCACAGACCCGGACGAGAACGATAGCCGTGTCGTGCATGATACCTGTCTGAACCTGCTAGGCTCGGCAACTGTACTACAAACGCACCATTACTTTCAGTCAAAGACCTGTGGTGCAGATGTCCGTGAAACCATACATGATTTTCACAAAGACCCCACTCTTTACGTTGCTCTTGAGCCATCAAACTAGGAAGTCTATCCGGCTTGATAGAATCACCATGCGTAAAGCCCAACAGGTTTTCTTTCCAGACAATATACTGACGTGTACTAGCATTGATGACTACTTCCACATCTTCTGCGTTCTCATATACCGCACTTAGATACATCATAAGTGCTAGACTGCTCATACGGTCATGGTTGCCCGGCATAAAAACTACTTGTATAGGAGCAACTGCTCTTAGCATCTCAATATGCTCACGGGCCATTTCGCAACCACTCATCATAATTTGACCCGGACTACCAGCAACATCTTGTGGTGTACCCTTTGTTGTTGTAGCAAAGTCGGTGTCAATGTGAAACCAATCGCTACCTGTTGGAACAATAATCTTTTCTGGTTGGCCCGGCAACCTTCCAATCAAATTTTGCGTCTTAGAAATCAAGCGACTGCGAGCAACACCGAAGTCATAAGCATCCCCTGTCTCGTCTTCCCAACCATATTTACCCCAATGAAAATCCGTAGGGGATATGACCGCTACGTACTCACTGATAGGAGTTTCTAACTTGATTGGTTTGTACCTAGCAGAAAAATCTACATCTGCCAAAAGGCTACGGAACTCATTTAACAAGTAGTAGTCTAATTCATTGAATGCCTCCGCATCCTTTTTCATTTGACGCATCATCTTTGCTTCTGCCTTTTTCATAAAACCCATGCGTTGTTTTTCAATAATGTCATCTATCATATCATCTACATTACGAGTGAGCATATCTTCGTCAGTGTATGGGTCCATTTCATGCTTCCACCTATGCACCTTTACGTATTCAGAAATCCACTGTCTAGGAAATCCAAACTTTAGAGCCATTTGACTAATAGTGTAGCCTTTTCCTGTAAAATCACTGTAAGCATTTTTCATCATACGATGTGTGTCGCCATCGACTACTACCATACTACCTGTCATTTTTAGTGACGTGATGTACCTATCGTTGTGTTTATCATAGTAGTAATCTTCGCCACTTAACCAACCATCTTCTTCATCAGCAAACTCAGCAGGTTTTGGTAACGACTCAAGATTATTGGCCTTCATGAACCTATTTATGTTCATTCTCCAAGCGGCTTCGTTGCCTTGTTTTTCATCAACCTTAGACAAAAACCTAGAAAATTCAGCAATATTGTGCCAGCCGTTGTTTATGTATTTTTCAATTAGTTCACTGATGTAAACTGCGCGTACCTTGACGCCCGTTTTACGTGTCATGAAACGTAATGAGTTACGTTACTTAATAAAGGGATGGGTCCAGTCTATTGTTTTTATAGTTTTTGTAACCTACTGAAAGAAATAACAAATAGACGTAAAGCCTAAATAGACAATTATTTTTTTTCTTCTTTAGTGTTTTTAGGTTCCTTCCTAATTTTCTTAAACATCTTTGAAACAAAAAAACAATTAAAAAAACCAGCAGACGTAAAGCCATTAATTTTTTCAGAAGAAAATTGAAAGAATAAAAACAAATAATACAAACCTTGATTGGAGGCTGTAATCATCGATTAGGTGTGAAAATTAATGCTTTAGACCTTCCTAGCCTTTGGTCTGCTCTCAAAGGCAACGAAGATTTTCAGATGTGCTACGATGAAGCGCAAACTGCTTGTTTAGATGTACCCGGCTACGTCAATAGTAGTCTAGTTCTTATTGCTATTTTTGCCGAAGTATTGTTTTTTATTTTTTTGTTTATATCTACGCGAGTAATGTTAAAACATCGTAAAAAGTCTCGCAAAGATGATGGAGCCAAGCGAGGGCAGGGCCATAATAGAGAGGCTTGACAGCCTCCGAACTAGAATGGACCGACAGGATGGGAGAATAGGTGAAATCGTTGGTTACATACGTCAACCATATGAAAATACTAGCCGTTTGATGTCGTTAGAAAACAAAGTAGACAAGATACAAAAGGACATACAAGAAATAAAGGCGGGTCCGGTGTACTCACTAGACCGAGCAATAAACAAAAAAATCGCAAAAAGTGGCGGAATTCTTATGATTTTGCTAATTTTAGCCCAAAGTTTAGCGATGATTTAATAATCAGCGAAAATAGTCGCTTGTTATGGTAGAGCGTAAGCCCCGTCGTTTTCCTTGGTTCACAAGAGAGGTAACAGCGGAAGAAGAAGATGAGCCACAAGAACGTATTGCTACTAATACTCCACTTAGAGTAGCAGCAGGTATTCCTGACATCATGCGGGACACCGAAGTTCTACAAAAAGATAGTAACTTTGACAATGAGTTTGACCTTTATGACAAAATGATTAAATTAGACCCCGAACTCAACGGAGCAGTCCGGGCCGTAAGCCTAACTGCTAACAATTATGAGATAGATTATTCGCGTGGTAAAAACGGCACAATAAGAAATGCTATCGAAGAACTTGTGCATAAAATTGATTTTGATGATTTTCTTATCAACGCTATGCGTTCACTTATGGTATATGGTAACGACATCAACAAATTAGTTGGTAAAGCGGGTACAGGTATTACAGATGTTCAAAGTCTTCCAGTAAAGCAGATTACTATTGTAGACGAGCGTGGCGGTCTTGAGTCATACTTTGTAGCCACCGAAGACTCTCCAATCATTCGTGCTGTGACATATATGTTACGAGAGGCTACCCTTTACGAGCAAGAGTTCCCTGCCGATGAAATACTACACATTCGTATCGACTATCGCTCTAACTGGTTTACAGATAACAAAGGTCGTCGAACTTACGGTGTATGGGGCGCATCCAGATTTACGTCTTTGAAGCAACCTATTCGTGCAAAGTATAATACTATCAACAATCGTGTATCTTTGGAAGATGCGATGACCAAACAATTCATTACAATAGACAAATCTGCTATTGAACACATACAAGACCCACTTGAACAAAAAGAAAGATTACAACACATAATCGACGAAGTTATCAAACTTTTCGATGGACTGCGAGGCGACCAGATACCAGTGCTTCCGCACTATGTACAATTACATCATGTAGATTTACAAAACACCATACCGTCTTCCGCAGACTTCCTAGACACTATCAATGCTGACATCGCAGCAGTTTTACAAGTCCCAAGAGTAGCGGCAGGTCAAGAACGCGGCTCAACCTTTGCTGCGACCTACAATGCTAACTTGTGGGCTGTACAAGCAATTAGTCGTCTTCAAAAGATTCTTGGCGAAGCAGTACACAAATTGTTTTCTATGCACCTTGATTTACTAGGCATCAGTCATAGTATGGGCGATATACCACCAATTAGGTTTGAGGCTATGAATGAAGAGTCACCTCTTGCTATGATGCAAAGAGCGGTGCTTGGTTACAACGCTGGCATAATTACACTAAATCAAGCCTTAGATATGATTAACTTACCGTTGGCTGACAGAGAGGGCGAGCAAAGAAAATCTTCAAACAACAGTCGTGACATAGGTGACTTGCCTAGAGAGGATTCTCAACCGGGCGCGTCGGATTTGATGAAAAATGAGTAAAAAAAATGGTAGGTCGTTTAACGACAAGATGATAGCACGTACTGTCCTACCAGTCATTTATTTGTGGATGGCATCTGCTGGCGCAGTTGTTGCTATGGGTATTTATCAACCTGACATTGTTCTAACTAATCTTGATGGTTTTATTGCGTTGATTGCTATTATTGGTGGTGTTGCTGCCCCCGCATTTAACACTCTTATGCGTATGTGGGAATCAGAACAGGCCGCAGAAGTCGCTGAAATACCAGCAGACTTTGTGCATGAAAGAGAAAGAGAAGTTGACCAACATCAACATACAATGATTGTAGAGAAACATGAGGCGGGTGTAACCAGTGGCAAAAAGTCCTGATGACTTTGATATGCTTGTACGCAAGGCAAAAACCCTTGCAGAAGCCACTGGTCGCTCCGAAGAAGATGTTCTTGCCGACCTAATGGACGATGGCAAACTTAACGAGTCTAACAAAGAAAAGCGCGACCTTGTATCTGAACTAAAAGAAGCAGCCGAACTTATCAACACCGTACAGGCAATCAACAAAGAAGTATCTGATAATAAAGTATTGAATGGTAATGGAAACAGTACAAAGGTCGAAGTTGACACTACGCTAGAGGGAGACATAGTAGACCGGGCTATCGAATCCGTTCAACGCAAGGCTGAAAACATTAAGAAAATACTAATACTGATTTCCCCACTTTTCCTAATACTAGGTGGTGGTAGCCTAGAAATGTTTGGTATTACAAACATGGTTGGTGACGACGAGCCTGATGATTACGATGATACCTATTACGAGGTTTGGGGATGCACTGATTACTCGGCAGAAAATTACGACGAGTATGCAAACATGGATGACGGTACTTGTTATTATCCTACCTATGGTTGTACCAATGATGCCGCACCGAATTATGACCCCGAAGCCGATATAGATGATGGTTCATGTGAACCGAATCCACCTCCACCAAGACCCGGTTGTACAGACCCCGAAGCAGAAAACTATGATGAAGATGCACAGGAAGACGACGGCTCTTGTGAATATGATGAGCCTGAACCCGAACCAGAACCGGAGCCTGAACCAGAGCCGGAACCCGAACCTGAACCTGAACCAGAAAACAACTGCACAGTAGCCATAACTAATCATTATAGAGGCCATGTGCAAGATGATGAAGAGCAAGATGCTATCTTACTAGCATTTAGAATAGTTCCTAATGATTGCGACGAAGAAATATTAGAAATAGATATTGATTTGTATTCCCAAGGGAATGACGACGACCCTGAATATACTTACTTTGTTAGTGTTACTGGTAATGAGGTACACGACATATCACACACATTTGATGATGTAGATGTAGGTGCTTGGATTCCTAGAATAACTGCATCTATTGACGATGAGATACAAGAAAGAGTTTGGTTTTGGGGAATAGATGTAGAACAACAGGTTTGTGAAATAAATCTATACGGTATTAATATAGGGACTAACAATACATCTGCTGTTGTATTTTATGACCTTGATTGCGGTACAGAGCAAAACGACCTCGCTGGTTACAATGTATCTGTACAGTTCCTTGTATATACCGTAAACTCAAGTGATGACCCCATCGAATATAACACGTCTTTGCATTATATCGAAGGCTACGAAGACGATACACATATGCTTCGACTAAATAATTTTACAAGCAACAATACAACAGTTTATGACTTTTACTGGTACGCTATATGGGAGGATGCTGACGGAGAGCAACAATTTATCGAGCGTAGTTGGTTGAATAGAGAGTTAAGTCCTTGAGGTGAAAAATGTTCGACATCTTACAAGAAGTCGAACTAAAAGAGCGGCTGGAAAACTTTCAAAGTTCTACTGACAAAGGTTATCCTGAATCTGTAACGCCACTTACATACTACACTAAAAAAGAAAATGATAAGATTTTAGCCTACTCTTCTTTTTCCGATATGGGTGATTTTTACTTTGTAGGTAACACTTACGTTATGCCGCACAGTAGAGGACAAGGCATATACGGTAGATTACTAACTAGCAGAAACAAACATCTATCTGACAAACCAAAAGTAACTCTTGTAAATCCAATTGAGGGTACAGATATAGAAATACTAAAAAATCAAGTGGCTAAACAAGGAGGTGTAGAAGTTACTTGTTATGAGCAAGTTGCAGATATAATGAGCCAAGACCTTTACAAAACACTATGTTGTTTGCCGGTCTACATATACAGGTGATACCATGCCGGACCCGAAGCCAAATGAGAGTCGGGACGACTATATGGATAGGTGTATGGGTGATGATAAAATGGTAGACGAGTTTGGTAATCCTAAGCAAAGGGCTGCTGTATGTAACTCTTATTTTGAAGAGGGTAAAGCAGCAGAAGAGTATGAAGATTGGGGAGAAAATGCTACGGCGGCAGAATACAAAGGTCGTAGTGTAACACTCAATAAGCCTTTTAGAACACCTAGCGAAAGTAAAAAGTTTGGTGTGTATGTTAAAAATTCTAGTGGTCGCGTAATCATTGTAAGATTCGGCGACCCTAACATGGAAATAAAACGCGATGACCCTGCAAGACGTAAGGCATTCCGCGACCGACATAACTGCGATACCGCAACAGATAAGACCACTCCTAGATATTGGTCATGTAGACAATGGGAAAGTGGTAGAAAAGTTGAAGCAAAAAAGCATGACCCTAGAAGCACACCAGCCCCACCAAAAGATAGAAAGAAAGGCTCTAAGAAAAACAAGCCGGGTTCTGCTAGACCGGGCGGTAAAATTACTTTTTCAGAAAGTGTTACTAAGTCACTACAAAAGAAAGTAAAAGAACACAACGAAAAATCAGACCGTAAAGTTACACTAGGTAAATTGAAGGCTGTATATCGTAGAGGTGCTGGTGCTTACTCTACTTCTCACAGACCGGGGGTATCAAGGGCTGCTTGGTCTATGGCTAGAGTCAACGCCTTCCTTAAATTAGTTAGAAGTGGTAAACCATCTAATCCTAAGTATGTACAAGATAACGACCTTTTACCTTCTAACCATCCTAGAGCATCAGAAGAGTTGAATAATCACTCCGAAGATTTGGTCGCTATGGGCGGTTGCGGTTGCGGTTGTGACGGTGATGATAACGCAATCGCTGAAAGACACGGAGAAATGTACGATAATCCGGGAGAGGCTATGGAACGTGCTAAAGAAATGGGTTGTAATAAAGTACATACTCATGAAATAGATGGTAAAAGTATGTTTATGCCATGCGGCGATATGGAAGAATACCGCGAAAAAATGAAAGAGGCTTCCTATCATATCAAAGAAGAAGAGGCTATGTATCACAAAAAGAAAGAGCATATGGCTTCTGATGAAGATGAATGGTATGATGATGACGAAATTATGGAAATGATGCTAAACAACGCAGAAGCAAAAGAGCATAGTACACCAACTCCAAAATCAGATGAAACTCATCAAGAATACATGGATAGATGTATGGCTATGGGCAACAGCGAAGCAGCGTGTAAAATGGCACATGAAGGACATAAATTCAAAGACCAAGATAAACCACACAGTAGGTCTGACCACGAAGCAAAACACAAGAAAGACCATGAAGAAGATAAGTATGGTTATGCAGAAGAAGTTTCTGTTACTATCGATTTAGATGTTTCAGATGTTGTTGCAGTTGTAGAGGCTACTACAAAACAAACTATACTAGAGATACGTGGAGTTGCTTTCCACGAAGGAATGAATAAGAATAAATGGTCCCTGACTCGCGAAGGCGCAGAGATTGTGGTTGAGCAAATGGTGGGAGCAGATGTAACACTCAACCATCCTAAAGCCCGTGAGGAAGGGGCGGGTTTCACCCGCAACATGAATGGTGATGTTGACGAAGCCGTTGTAGGTGTAGTCAAGCAAGCATCCATTCGTGACCTTTCCGATGGTCGTTGGGAAGTAACTTACGTGGCTCATGTGATACGCACAGAATTGTTTGCCGCTCTTGAGTCTGGTCTTTGGAACCGTGAAAACTATGGAGTTTCCATAGGAGGTACAGGAATACCAGTATCGTCCTCCGAAGACGGAATTGTGTTCGGTGAAAGGTTCCGGTTTGACCACTTAGCCATAGTGCATAAACCAGCATATCCGAGGGCTAATATCGAATCAGTAAAGCGAATAAAGACTGAAAAGGTAGAGATGAAGGCTTCTGAAATGCTTAAGTATCATTCACCTACTGAGGAGGGACAACAACAGGTGATTGCTATGACCGATGAAGAACAGAATGATGCTAACGAGATTGAAGCACTTAAGGCTCAACTCGTTTTAGCAAACGCAAGAGTAAACGAATTTGAGGCCGCAGAAGAAGCCCGCGCAGAAGAAGTAAGAATGGAATTAGTTTCCGAGGCTTCTGAACTAGGCATGAGTGGTCATGAAGAATTATCCACAGACACACTAAAGAGTCTAATCGCATCTTGGCGCGAATCTCATCCAGACCCGGAGCCAGTAGAAATGGCTCCTGTCGCAGAACCAAAGGTTGCTTCCGAAGAAGTTATTGCTTCCGAGAAGCCAACTGCTGTGGTTTCTAACTACCTCAACGGCAAAATTGTCGAAACCGATGCAAAGGCTTACGAAAAGGCATGGAACGCATGGGCTTCCGCTTGGAACAAGACACTTGCTGTTGCAGAGCGTGATTCAATGCGCGCACCAAGTTTTGAAGAAAGAATGGAGATGATTTAAGATGGTACAATTTAGTGGCGCAGACCCAAGAAACGGAACTCTAAAGACCGGAACCACTGTTAGTGGACCGGGACTTTTACTAACTCACGACAGCACTAACAACACATTAGACCTAACAGCGGCTAACGAAATCGCTATCGGTGTATCAGCAGGTGATTCAACCCGCGATGTTGATGGTGTTCTACAAACTGCTGCTGGAGCAAAAGTATCTTTCTTCCCATTAGGCGGAGTTTTGATGGTTCAATCAGAAGCATCCCAAACATACACTACCGGACTTTTAGTATATGCACAAGCAGATGGATTAGTCGGTACAACTTCCTCTTCCCGAAAACTTTTGGGAATTTACGTAGGAGAAGGAGAAACTACTAGCAGTAGTGCTGGTGACATGATTCCTGTTATGACTGCTGGAGCGGCAACTGCTTAAGGAGATGAATAAAATGGCAAACGAAACATTAGACACAATATTGAACGCAGAAGCGGCTGCTGGCCCTTTTGGACCGGGCGACCAAGTTCTTGAGCAAACCTTAAGAGACTTCATCCAACTACAATCTAACGTCATCAGCGTTGGTACAAATCTTGTCGGAGTACGAAGTGTACCTTGGCTAGACTTCAAATGGTTCACTGGAATCACTGGAACTTTTACCTACCCATTAGATGATGTAGCAATCGTAGACCCAACAAAGATTGGAACTGCTAACTACTCAGTACAATTAGAGAAGGGACAGGGACGATGCACTTTCCTAGACGCTGTAAGACTCAGAGGCGAATCCTTTGAGAACATCGACAGGCAACAGTTGGCAATCATTCGTGGTCGTGCAGATACTATCGATAACCACATTCTAACAAAATTGATGGCTGGTGCTGGACAAACCAAGGCTGCAACTGCTACCTTTGGTGCTTCTACTGCTGATGAGGAAAAAGACTTGTTAGATTCTATGGACTTAATCTTCGCTAACGCAAAGGTTTCTGGTGACGAGCCAATGGCTCTTGTACTACCTGCTGACAAGAGAAGTGCTATGCTAAACACACAACTCTTTGGTAACGTAGTAGAGTCAATGACTGACCACCTACGAAGAATCGCTAACTTGACTGTGTACTACTCCCGTGATTTCGGTTCATCCAGTGCGCTAGGAAACGACGCTTTGTTGATGATTCCGGGCGGAGAAACTGCTGAATTCTTCACATACAACGGACCGGGCTACCAAGAAACAGAATTGACTCGTATTCCGGGCGTTGGTTTCGACTGGCTCTTGACTGGTTACATGGGTACTGTTATCCATGAGTTCCAAGACGGTGCATCTGCTGGTACTAACAACCGAATTGTGAAGATTACAGGCGTAAGGGCTTAATCTTAACAACGGGTTGATAATACTAGGACGGTGGAAAAATGACAAAGAACATTAACAGAAAATTACAAAACCTACTTGATGGTGAAGCATCTAGGCCGGTTACAGCAAACGCTACTTCTGATGTTCCTCTTTTCCCTCTTGTGTATAAGATTGAAGTTACTGGCGGAGCAACTGCTAACTACGACATCACTGTTGCAGAAAGTTGCCAAGTGATTGATATTTATATCATTAACAACGCTGCTGGAGACACATCTGATACAATACAAGTAACAAAAGGAACTGGTTCTAACCATATTAGTAACGCTATCAACAACTCTGGTGCTGCTGGTGCTGTTGTTGCTGCTTCAAGTTTGAGTGCAAGTCACAGAACTTTGGCTGCTGGAGATACACTTCGCGTAACACAGACTGATAACTCCGGTAGCGATGCTGCTGCAACATCTGTATATGTTGTAGTGTACAGAACTGCTTAAGGTGATATTCTTGGCTACTAAGGCTGGTCTTGCCAAACAACTGCGTAAGCAAGGCATACCTATTCCGAAGGATGGCAAAATCGCTGATTATGAGCATAGGCTTAAGCACTGGCTACCCGGACCCGGATGGATTGTAAGATTGGCTAAACCATCTACAAGAATGCCGGACCATCCAGTACGACTTTTGACTGATACAAAAGCGATGTATTGGATTCCTAACAGTGATATGGCTAAAGAGATTATAGAAAGCAAAATAGTGTTTGTCCTACAAAGAACTACGGAACCTCTAAAAGACACCGTAGTAATAGAGATACCACAGGACTACGGAGTGAATAGCGATGGCAGTAACGACAACGCAGATTCGTGAACTCCTAAATCGTCCACGCGGCCTTAACGAAGCCACAATTACCGAGTATGTTACTATTCGTACCGCAGAAGTAAATAAGAAGGCTCGCGGTGCAAATTTTGGTGTAACTGCTGATAACGCACCAACAGATGCTCTAAAAGAATCAGCAATAAAATTCCTAGTATGCGTAGATTGTCTGCGCGTACTTGTTGATACTATACCAGCGGTGCATCCTGAAAAGGAGCAAGGCACTCAAGATATTAGATACAATCAACAATTGAAGTCCTTTGAAAAACAGGCACTAGAAGCACTCCGTACCATAGAAGAAAAGGGAGGTTCAGCATTTTATACAAGTGCTACAACTACCCGTGTGGGCGGAACGACGAGTGCGCAGTTATCGGGTTCTTTGGACGATGACTGAAAGAGAGCGTGTAAGGTATGGCTGATGTTGTTTGGCAAGGAAGTTCTTCTACTGCGGCGGGTACAGCGGCGAATTGGGTGGGAGGTTCCCTGCCCGGTTCCGGTGATGTGGTGGTATTCAACTCAACTGCCGATGCGAATTGCGTGTGGGATGCGTCGGCTATCGCTACGGTACAGGGCTTACGAATAGAAAGTAATTTCGATGCTATACTACAATTTAACGCTGCCGGTTCGTTGAATCTTACTTCTGCTGGTTTAGAAATACAAGCAGCAGGTAAAATAAGTGCTGCGGCTGCCTTTACATTTGCTTTTAGTGGCGCATTACCATTTACAGGAAATATAGAATCTTATGTCAAAATAGATTCAAGTAACGACTCTAATCTCGATACTGGTAATACAGCATACACAGGTATGTTTGATAGCACAGCAACAAGAGGATTATTTACTTTTACCTTTGCTATACCGACAGGCGTAGATGTTATTATGGATGATGGTGTTTATCCGAACCTCACCTTGACTTCTGCTTCGGGTACAGTTTTCTTCGCTATGATATACGGAGTACCATTCAATAACTATGGTATTGTAGACGTACTAAATTTTAGTATTAGTTCTGATGTTGAAGCAAGAAAGGCATCTAGTACATATTATCCAGTAGCAAATGATTATTTGAAAAGATTTGTTTTTAATGGTACATTAACAATATCTAGTAATTACTGGTACACATATCGTTCTAGTGTTACTTATGTGCCACAAAGCACCGCTACATTTAGGTTTCCCGCAGACGGAGAAACAAATTATGGTGTCGGGGCTAATTTTTACGCGCAACATTATGATGTAGTTATTGCTCCGGGCGATGTTGCTGGTACAAAATGTATTCTTGATTCTGGTCATATATTATCTTGTAATTCAATAAGGGTCTTAGAAGGAGGTGTTTTTGTAGGACCGCCGGAAGAACCGGGTAGTGAAATACGTTCAATAAAAAGACCTGTTATAGACGGCACTTGGAATTTTGTACAAGTAGCAGATGGCATTTATTCTTCTGATGACTCAAAACCTTTTTTTGGTGTGCCACAAGGAGGAACTGGACTTCAAACTGTTACAAAAGGTAGTATTCTTATAGGGAATGATATGAATGTACTTAGCACTGACTCTAATCTTACTTTTGCAGCCGACCACTTACACGTTGATAGAGCAATAAAAATTACCGAAGGAAATGACCATCCTGTTTCTCCCGGTAGTGGTTACGGTCTTTTGTGGGTAAAGGATAATAGCCCAAGCCCCAACACACTTATTTTCAGTGATGGGGCTGGTACAGATACTACCCTCGGCTCCGGTGGCGGAGGAGTCACTTCTGTTGCTACCTCTGCTCCCATAACAGGCGGCACAATAACAGGCACAGGTACAATCGGTATTAGTGCGGCAACGACAAGTGCAGCAGGTTCTATGTCTTCGGCTGATAAAACCAAACTTGACGGTATAGAAGCATCAGCAGATGTAACAGATGCGACCAATGTTAAATCGGCGTTAGATGGTATGTCAATCACTAGCGTAACCCCTGCTCTAAATGACGAAATACTTATCCAAGACACAGACGATAGTGACAATCTAAAAACTGCTACATTTTCTGATGTGGCTACTACTATACTGACTGGTGCGCCCGGTACGGGAACTATGGTAACTGAGTTTGTTGGAGTGCCTAGTGGAACTCCTAGCATCAATAGCGCAACATGGACAGACGTAAGTTTGGATGGCACACCATTAGTAGGCTCTACATCAGATGTACCTAACTACGCAGGTGGCGGCACTAAAAAAGGTTATACCATACCAGCAGACGGTCTTTATTATGTTGAAGCGGCGGTAGGTTTTTCTGGATGGGCTGGTAACGATACCACTTATTACATCGCTAGAATCACACAGAACAGTAGTGGGGGAAGTGCATCGTTGGGTGCTACGTTTAGCCTTACTGGTAACAGTGATGGTGGAGACATAAATCCTGTGCAGTATTATCTAGCATTATCACAAAATGACCAAGTAGGTTTAGCAGTTTATCAGAATATTGGTTCTGCTAAAACAATTTATTTCGCGCAATTATCAATTAGGAGAGTGTTTGGAGTATGAGTAAAACATTACAACAAGTATTGGCAGAACAATATCCTACACTTGACCAAGTGCTTTACGGTGTGGTCGGTTGGGATGCGGCGAATAATCAATCTGTTTTTATACGCAGGGCATGGCCTTCTGACCTTGGTACTGCACCAACAGATGCACAACTTACGGAGTGGATGAATGAATGACA